ACGAGTAGAGTTTGAACTATTGTCAACCTTAGCAACCTTGAGGTCAATAGTAGCAGCAGAGTTAGCAGCAGCAGCTACACCTTCTTTTACGATGAAAGCATGTTCTTGAGAAGTTGGGTCACCAACTGTATCACAAGCCATAATTCCATCTACAAAGATAGGAAGACCACGAGGAATAGCATTACCACTTGTACCAGAAACTGTCAATACACCCCATTCATCGTAGTTACCACTTGCGAGAGAACCACTAGAAGCAGTTGTATAACCAGTTACGGACATTGTAGCAGAAGCAAGACCATTAGAGACTGTTACGTTTGGTAAGAATCTCTGGGCACGGTATTCAACCTGATGGAAGTTACCAAGCAAGCCCTTAGAATACAAATCTGGAGCACCTACTGGGGTGAACATCTGACCGTTAGAAGTCAAGATAGCTTCAACGTTAGGGTCGCAGAAACCATAAAGCTTTTCATCGGTAACACTCATCAAATGAGCACCAGCCTGTGCCAATGGAGCAAATCCTGCACCAGCGAATACTGTACCGGCCTTACCGAAATCTTGGTCAATAACGTCTTTTACGACCTTATTCATCAACTTGCGAGCGTTTGGTTCAGCAATTTCCTTATCCCATTCAATATCAGTAACCTGTTCAATAGCATTGGTTTCAATCTGAATGTGCTTTGGCTTCAAAGTCAAAGTAACTTCACGTTCAACAATGTTCTTGATGTCACCATTAGAACGATTTGTAGCGAGACCATCAACTACCTTACCGGTATCACGGATAATGAAACGATAAGACTGACCATTTTTCTTACCAACCAACTGGTCCTTGAAATACTTACGAGCACCAACGGTAAGATAAGCAGCTGCTTCAGCAGCACGGATAGCTACGAGAGTAGCAAGACTATTTTTACTAAAAGCATTCTGAGCCATAATATTTTTCCTCTAAAATAAATTGTTTTTACCTAAAAAATGAATGTGTTAGTGTGAACCTAATCTAGCATTGTTTAGCTGTCTAAGAATAGCATTGTAATCTTTTACAACTGTTCCATTACTATTAGATTCGGATTTGGTTACAGAGCCTATAACTGGCATAGCTTTTTTAGATTCTACTGACTTTGTATCTTCGTTCTTTTCTGGAACAGTAGCATTTCTTTTTGCTAATTCAGCTTGGGCAAATTTGATACGATTTTCTAGCAATTCCAAAGCTCTCATTTTTGAATATGGAGAACGTTTACTCAAAACTTCATTCTTATAATTATCATTAGTCATAAGAACTTCCATCATAAGTGGTGCTACGTCACAATCATCAAGATAGCCTAATACAACTTGTTCTGGGTCTTCTCTGTCTAATTCTCGCACAAAAGCAGGTCCATAAGTCTGACGAATTTTATAATACTGTTGTCTTGATTGTTCATCTGGGAAACAATTATTTTCACGTTGTGCGTTTATATAATTGAATTCTTCTTGTCTTGACTGATTATATTCGTCTTGTAGACGAGACTGCTCTCTTGCCGCATCTTTCTTATCTACCAAATAGTTAGTATAAGCTTCATAATTGTTTTTGAAATCTTCCAAAGAAAAATTATAAGCATATTTCTTAGAATTTTCTTCTTCCAATTGACGTATGCGTTCTTCAAGCTTTTTATTCTTTGCTTTCAATCGCTTGAACGAATAATCTATCTGTTCTTGTTTAGAATACTGTTTCTTTTCAGATTTCTTATCGTTCTTATTCTCAATTTCTTTATCATCAGAATTATCAGGTTTGGCTTCATCCTTTACTTCTTCTTTAGGAACATCGGATTCGGTATTTTTTGTTTCTTCTTCATTCTTAGGAGCCTCAACCGCTTTTGGTTCCGCAGTCTCAACCTTTGTTTCTTCTACATTAGCCTTTGTATCAGAATCATTAGTATCAACATTTTTTTCGGCATTTATTTTAGCTGCCAACTCATAGACTTTTTGACTATCCATCATAATCTATCATTTCCTATCCGCACTAAAAATTATTCTGAAAATGGTGCGTTCATTTTCATAGTGGACCTTCAAAGATTCGAACTTTGTTTTCAAGTCTGCTGAACTTGTGTTTTACCAAGTAAACTAAAAGCCCATAAAGAATGGAGTTTTACCTCCATTCATAATCAAATTAGTATTTTGAAATATGGTAATTTACTGGTAATTCATAATACATATTTGGAAGTGCAAGTGCGTTACCAATTTCATACATATTAGTTACAGAAGTAACACGCCACGTATAACCATTCATGAATACTATGCCAGCAGGAACACCAACATTATCAGAATACCACAATCTTTCTTTTTCATCAACAGGGCAAGTAAATGCACATACTTGTAAATAAGTTGGTGAATTATAGAAGGTACCTTCTAAGTGTTGTGGAATGATAGCCTTCAAACCAAGCTGACCTATATTTCTAGTTCCAACTGAGAACATAGCAAACTGTGTTAGATATACATCAGGATTAGTTGTTCCACCATAAACATGAAATTGCTGTCCATTGAAATCAGCTCTTACTGGAAAGTTTTTTTCACCAGCAATTTGATGGAATGTGACAACTTTAGGTGAACCAGCAGTCCCTAATAAGATTTGAATATCAGACCAATTTGCTTCAAGTTTCTGCAATACGTTCGGTCCTTTATTGCCTTCATATACATAATTGTGAGATTGTTCATCTGTGTCAATGTTAGTTCTGTCAATGATAATAAAGTGGTTAGGTAACATACTATTGTTGTTTATCCATTTACCAATTACGTGAGCATTAGCAGTATCAGAAGCAAGATGATGACCAAAACTCTGTGAATCATTGTTCAAGAAAATATTGTTTATTAGTTCAAAGTCAATGTTTCCAGAAGTATTTTCTCTTGATATAATACCACGATATATAAAACAATTATGAATAATTGGTTTTACTCTTGAAGCGTCAATAGTAGTAATATCAGAATTTTCAGCTACACAATTTGTGCCATCGTAGAACATTTGAATAAATGGATAAACTTTAGAGTTTTCAGCAGTAAAGTTATATGTTTTTACGATTTTGTTGTACTGGTCATCTAATGTAGAATTCTTCAATGCAAGATTATCTATTTCAGTAAATACACCATAATCTAATCTTACAGTAGAATCAGTAATACCTACTGCTGTCAATACACTATCTGTATTTGTAATAGCCACATTAGAACCATTAGTAATATAAATTTCTTTAGCATAAGGAATAGTCAAAGAACCAGAACAATTATCTAATGTTACTTTATTATGAATAGCATTATAATTATTGAATACAGCATTTTTATAAGTACCTTCAGCAGTCCAACCAAACACATAAGTAGAATCAACAGTTCTTCCCTTGAAATCTACATTATGGTCAGCTAATTGGCTACGGAGTGTCATCCATTTCCAAGTAGTTGGGAAATCTTCAATATCAAAAATATCATTTGAACGAATAGTAATACTTTGAAAATCACAAGTTGTTGAGAACATATTTTCTTCCAAACGACAATTCTGGAAATAGCAATCATCACCAATATTCTTCATGAGATTTAGTTTACAATTATCAAAGAACCAGTTTTCAATTACTACATCAGCATCAGCTTCAATAACAATATCAGTAGAATCTCTGTGGTTAGTGGCACAAGTAGAGTCAAAATATAATGTAGAAGAAGGGTCATATATTACATGATTAGCTTCTTTACCCCAAGAAGTTTTTACTTTATTGCCGGTCAAAGTAAAGTTACCATTACCATAAACATTTAGACCAGAATTATCTTCTACATAAATTCTGTGACTTGTAGTAGTATCATCAAAAATCCAAACATTAGTATCAAATAATGATGGAATAAGTGAACCAACAGAACGGAAATTATACCAAGTTATATCATTGTCAATACTTGGGAAATACAATTTCTTACCAATACTTGAAGCATAACCCTGGGCAGCTAAGATTTGTGTACCCATAGTAGAACTAGCTGTTTGTCTAGTAGGTGTACCAAATACACCAAAGTGTCTAACGTCTATGTATTCAATAAAAGTATTTACTAGTTTCCATCTACCATAATTCAATACAGATGATTGTATAACAGAACCACCATTAGTATTTTCTGTAGAATTAGCATCCCATTGGTAATAAACTGGTTCACAATCACCTAATTCATTATAGCCTAAAACTTGAATAAAATTTCTATCATTTGTAAGTATTTGTGGGTCAAAAGCAATCAAATCATTTATTGTATTGACTGCTTGAACTCCATCACAATCAACTGAAATACCATATACATCAAAGAGATTATCACAAGAATATAGAAATAACCAGTTGTCTATATCTGGGTCATCGGTAAAATCACCATTACCAATATATTTTTCAAATTTTACTGTATAATCTGTATAATCTTGTAGATATACTTGATAAACAAGTTGACCTAATGTATTAGTATAAACTGGGTTAGCTAATGAAGCACCAGCTACATCAGTAATTGTTTCTAATACATTAGTACCCTTTTTATAAAAAGAAACACGCCCGATGAGTGGTTTTCCCTCATCGTCTAAATAAGAATTTCGTTGGTCAAATGCTCTCATTATTTCCTCTTTAGCTTGATAAATTTATTATAATAACTTCCTAAAGAATCGGAGTTCATCCAATTACCAACTTCATTAGGAGTCATAGGATAGTAATATTCATGACCATTTGTTTCCATTATTGCCATACCTAAACTTGGTACATATTCTATTTGGTCAATCCAAGAAGAAGAACCACCTAAATCTAATCTAGGAACTTCATCATTCCAATATTTTGGATTTTGTTTTTCATCTTCTAAACCCTTTATAGCAGCTAGTAACCTTTCATTAGGTGTCATACCGGGTTTTTCGTATTGGTGAATAAGAGCATCATGTTCAGCTGGGTCTTGTCTATAAGCAGCTTCACCATTATCTCTATTCAACAATACATTTCGTGTACCTTGTCCTAAACTGAAACGCATTATACACCTCTCATAGCATCTTGTGCCAAATCAAGTTTCTTTTGTTCAGTTTCAACTACTTGTTTAGCTATATCAGCTTGTTTGTCAATAATATCAAGATTCATTTGAACACCAGCTTTTTCGGCTTCAAGATTTAGTTTAGCTTGGTCTATTGCCATCTTATCTTGATGTTCAGCATATTTTATCATATTAGATTCTTTCATATTGTTTACAGCTAATGATAATTGAGCATTTTGCATCTTCAATTCTTCATTCTGTTGCTGAATCAGTTCAAGCTGTTGCATAGACTGTTCAAGTGTAATCTTCATTTGTTCAAGTTCGTGAATAGCAACTGGGTCAGTAGGTTTATCAGAAACTAGTTTCAAATTCTGTCCTAAGTTAGCAATAATATCAGATTTTACACCTTCAACATAATCACTGTCAATAGTATTACACATGTGAATAGCAACAAGTGGTTGCATTTCAGGTGGCATCAACTGTGCTACAGCATTCAATTCTTGACGATGTTTCAAGTTTGAAGTAATAACATCTGGGCCATTTTCCAAATCAAATTGGACATCCATACCACCAGTCAACAATTCAATTACTATTCTACCAATAGTTCTATTGGCTTTATAAGCATTATCATAAAGACAAGCTACATTACTTTCTTTATTATTTTGCTGAATAAGAATTTCAGTAGCAGTTTTATCTTCACTACCAAGAATACCAGATAATGGTATACCAATAACATCAGCAATAGCTTCTCTTGAAGTTTGAATAATGTTCTGTAAATCACCAGTTTGGAATTGTTCTTGAAGAACTTGTGGAGGTGTAGCACCTTCATTGAAAGCTATAATAGAGCCATCTTCATCTTCTTTCTTCAAATAATACTTATCAAGATTTTCTAGTGCTTTAGTAGAAGCAATAACGTTTGCTTTGATTGAACGGTTTGCTCTCTCCATCATAGTAGAATAAGCAATATTCAAACCAAGTTGTAGAGTCCATGTTTTATCAACTATACCGCAATACTTACCATTGTATTTGTCATATCCAGCAAAACGTACAATAGGAATATATCTTATTGGAAGTTCCATAGACTCTATAACTTTATTTCCGCAGACCTTATAATAGTCCACAAAGCCATTATCATTCTTTTTATAATAAGAAACTACTTGAACTTGATTTTCAATAACTGGCCATTGTGAAATATTCAAGAAATTTAGTTTTGGAATAGAACGAGGATAATCAAATGGAATTACATCTTCACCATATAATCTCTTTGCTTTAGAGCAAGAAATGTAATTTACAATAGCACCTTCTTCAGCATCACTAGCATCAGGTTTTTCAACATTTGGGTCTAGTGCTACTGAATCTTGTCTATTTACAAATTCCAAAACTACTTTTGGTTCACCGGACATTTGGTCAATATCTGTAGTAACTACAGCAAATCCTGCACCAGTAATAATTGCTCTCAAAAAAGCATTTTTCAATTCAAACTTTACATCATTATCTTGTTCAAGTTTGTCAATATTATCTTGAACATCTTGTAATTCAAGTTTGTTTAGCAAATTTACATGCCAAGGTGAATTACTATATGGAGAAGAAATAGCATTAGCAAGAACAGCCCAATCAGAAAAATGAAGACAAAACTTTGTCTTTGCTGTTCTTTTATATGTTTTCTTTGTTTCATCAGTCCAGAAGTTTCCATTATAAGCTTCCAAATCACTGATATACTTCCCCATATCACCGGAATAACGATTACTAGACTTTACTAGAAAATCTTGTAATTCGTCTATGATTTTATTTTCAT